TACTGAGAGACTTTCAGAATACGGAATGGACGTATGTTATAATCCTGAGTTTATTGCTCAGGGAGATATCGTAAATGGTTTAAAATATGCAGATATGGTTCTTATTGGGACCTCATCGATGGAAGAGGTTGAAAGAGTTAAAGATGTCTATAAGGTATTAATGGATGATGAAAATCCAAAGTTTAATGTAATGACAAATACCGCAGCTGAAATTACTAAAATCTCAGTAAACTGTTACCTAACCACTAAAATCTCATTTGCAAATATGATTGGTGAGATTTGTCACAACACAGGTATTGGTGATGAAGTATCTACTGTTTTATCCGCCATTGGTGATGATAGTAGAGTCGGTAAAAAATACTTAAACTATGGATTTGGTTTTGGTGGTCCGTGTTTACCACGAGATAACCGTGCATTAGGAGTTCACGCCGAAAAGGTAGGTTTGGAGATTAATTTACCATTAGAGGTAGACAAGTTTAATATTGAACATCACAAATATTTGGTTAACAAATTTGTTCAGGAAAACCCTAACAGAGATGAAACCACTTTTGTTTTTAACTCTGTAACCTATAAAAAGGGAACGGACCAATTAACAGAATCACAGCAATTAAATTTATTACTTTCATTACTATCTGAAGGTTATAAATGTATCGTTATTGATATTGATGAGGTAAAAGAACAATTAGAAAGTCCTTTAAAAAACACTTATGGTGATAAAATTGTGTTTCAACCAATCGGAACAATTGCCGAAGGTGTAAAAATCATATTATGATAACATTTAGTCAGTTAGGTAATTATGGTAGACTTGGAAACCAACTTTTTCAGTATGCTCTACTTAAATCTGTATCATTAAAAAATGGTTACGAAATTGCATTACCAAGTAATCTACATAATAGGTCTTGGCACGGTCAAAAAAATAAGTTGGATTTGTTTTTATTACCGTCATCCGTAAAAAAAAATATTCAAGTTAAACAGAAATTTAATGAACCATTTTCATCTAACCGTGACTTTATTGAATCTGTTTATGATATGCCAGACGACACTGACTATTTTGGATTTTTTCAAAATATTAATTATTATAAAAATATCAGAGAAGAGTTACTTAACGAATTTCAAATGATACCTAAGTATGAAGATTTTGGTGGTGAATATTTATCAAAATTTAACAATACAACGGTTTCATTACATGTTAGAAGAGGAGATGTTTCAGATGGGACTAATCGCAATGCGGGTTGGAGTAATCAGTATAGTGATAATTCTATTTTAAAAAAATATCACACACAAGCCCTTTCTATTATACCTGAAGACTCTACAATATTATTATTTACTGGTGGTTCTCGTAAAACCTCAAATTATGACTCAGATTTAAATTGGTGTAAAGAAAATATTAAAGACAAACGAATATTATACGTTAACGATGTTGACGATATTGAAACTTTTTCGATTATAAAAAAAGTTGATTATTGCATAACCTCATTTAACTCCACCTTTAGTTGGTGGGCATCATATTTGAATAAAAATGAAAATATTATTAGCCCTCATAATTTTGCGGTAAATGATTCAGTAAATGATGAGGATATATACCCTGAAAATTGGAAAATATTATAATAATAGATTTAAGAAAATTAAGTTCAAACACTTTCAACCATGACGAAAACTAACATTAATACGGTGTATGTCAATTATGATGGGAAAAATACTGAAGGTGTTGGTGCTATGGTTCAGTTACAACTGCACGGATACGCGTATTCGAGAATAAAAAATTGTAATTTTTATTTTCCAGGATTTATTAATTTATCACATTTTCAAAATACGGACCAAACACAAGAAATTTTCGTTTCAAATATTAACAAATTTTATAACTTACCCTCAAGTAAATCACAAAATATAGAATTAATAGATAGTCGTTTTTTATTGAAAACGTGGGGGGAGCAAAATATTAAATCTAAAAGGAAGTATATAGAAGAGTTATCAAATAGAATTACATATAATGGAGAATTTTATTTCAATAAAGATAAATTGAGTGTTGTTATACACATTCGAGTTTTAAATTCACAAGATACCTGTAACGCGAATTCTAGAGAATATTTCGACTTTACTGAGCAAAAAAAGAATTACTATACCAATATCATAGATAATCTACAAAATATACATGGGAATGATTTAGATATACATATTTTCTCACAAGGGAATAAAAATGATTTTTTATTTATTAGTGAGAAATTTAAAGTTAATTTACATATAAACGACGATTTATTGTCGACTATTTACCATATGATTTATGCGGATATATTAGTGACCGCTAACAGCTCTTTAAGTTACTCATCACACCTTTATGGTCAAAATAAATATGTATATTCACGAAAAACATTTTCACATTCATGGTATGATGGAACTAAATTTTTAAATGAAAACGGTCAAATAATATGAAAATAACAGAATTTATACCACGAGAATTATTACAGGATGATAAAATTATAATACCAAAAAAATTTAAAAGGATTAAAATTGATATTGGGCTGTCACATAACGCACCAAATAGTAAGTTATGGTTAGAAACAGACCAAGACGTTATTGTTTTTGGTTTTGAACCTAATCCAAAAGCTCAAAATATGTTAAAAGGATTAATACCAAGAGAAGGTAATTTTAAAAATATATTACCAATCGAAAAGATAGGTGACTCATTCCATTTAATACCAATTGCATTGAGTAATGAAGAAGGATATGTTGATTTTTATTCAACAAATGTTGGGGATTGTGGAACATCAAGTTTATACCCATCTAATATTTTTAGTAGTGAAAAAATTAAAGTTAATAAATTTAAATTATCACAGTTTTTAGACCTTATTGTGTGGGATAACATTGACTACATTGAACAGATAAAAATAGACTGTCAAGGGGAAGATTTTAACATAATAAAAGGTGTTGAAGATTATTTAGGTAAAGTGGCATATATTACTTTTGAAAATAACACAACCAATCAATATATTGGGACCACTAATCAAAATAATGAAATTGACTCCTTGTTAAAGTCTTTAAATTTTACAGTTAAAAGTCATACATCTTTTGATTCCACATATGTGAATCAAAATCTTAAAGATGAGTTAAATAAAATTAATTATATATTTGAAGGATTATGAAAAAAATAGTAATATTAGGTGGAGGTGGATTCATCGGAGGACACCTCGGAAAAAGATTAAAAGAAGAAGGTCACTGGGTTCGTATCTGTGACATCAAAAGACACGAATATTGGAATCACGAAGACATTTGTCATGAGTTCATTGTAGGAGACCTACGTAACCCCGAAGTGGTTGCAACAGTGATAGATGATACTATCGATGAGGTATACCAATTAGCCGCAGATATGGGTGGTGCAGGTTATATCTTCACTGGTGATAACGATGCCAACGTAATGCACAACTCGGCCCTTATTAACCTTAACGTTGTTCACGAATGTACCAAAAAGAAGGTGGGTAAAGTATTTTACTCATCATCCGCATGTATGTATCCTGAACACAATCAGTTAGACCCAACAAACCCTAACTGTGAAGAATCATCTGCGTATCCGGCAAATCCTGACTCTGAGTATGGATGGGAAAAGTTATTCTCTGAGAGATTATTCTTAGCGTTCAATCGTAACTACGGATTAGATGTGAGGGTTGCTCGTTTCCATAACATCTTTGGACCTATGGGGACATGGACGGGTGGAAAAGAGAAGGCACCTGCCGCAATGTGTAGAAAAGTGGCTGAGACTCCTGAAGGTGGTGAAATCGAAGTATGGGGTGATGGAGAGCAGACTCGTTCATTCTTATATGTGGACGAATGTGTCGAGGCAGTATTAAGACTTATGGAGTCTGATTTTAAGGGTCCTGTAAATATCGGTTCAGAGGAGATGGTATCTATCAACGAGTTGGCACAGATGGCTATTGATATCTCAGGAAAAGACCTTAAAATTAAGAATATACAGGGTGAAGAATTTGTCACCAAATACGGGTTTACATGTCCGTTGGGAGTGAGAGGTAGAAACTCTGATAATAAACTGTATGAAGAAAAAATTGGTTGGGCGGTATCTCAACCTTTAAGAATAGGTATGGAAAAAACATTTGATTGGGTGAACGAACAGGTTCAAGATGAGAAGAAGACTTACATTTATGAAAGTCCTGACGGTGGAGAAACCGTTTACCGTAGAGAGTTTGGTGCACCGCACGAGACTCGAGAGTTAGTAAAATAATATTTAAAAACTTATTTGATGCCAAATAGAGGTAGAAGAACTGAAACGAGTCAAAAGAAAATGTCTCGTAAAGAAATTATAAGAGAAATAATAGGTAAGACACCAAGAAAGAAGTTTCTTTCTGAAAGTCAAAAAGAATATTACCAAACATTAGAAAACAGTGAAATAACAATTTGTACAGGTCCCGCTGGTGTTGGTAAAAGTTACGTGGCTATGAGTGCTGCGGTTCAACTCTTATTAGATGAAAATAATGATTATGAAAAGATTATCATCGTAAGACCCGCCGTGGAAGCTGAAGAGAAACTCGGAGCGTTACCAGGTAATCTGGAAGAAAAATTGGACCCTTACATTTTTCCATCGTATTACCTTCTAACAAAAATTGTTGGTAAGGAGGCTAAAGAGAAGTTAGTTCAGGCGGATGTTATTGAAGTATTCGCTTTAGCTTATATGAGGGGTATGAACATTGACAACTCGATTTTGATTTTTGAAGAGGCTCAAAACTCAACACCAAATCAAATGAAGTTGTTATTAACACGTATCGGATTTAACTCCAAGTTTTTCATCTCAGGTGATGTGGAGCAAACGGACCGATATAAAGACAAAACACATTCAGGGTTGTGGGATGCAATGACTAGATTTAATGACATCGAAGGTTTTGGTGTCTATAACTTCGAATCTAAAGATATCATTCGTAATCCGATAATCACTAAGATATTAGACAAATACGACAAATGAAAATAGCGTTTGACATCAATGGAGTTTTAAGAAATACTTTTGGTAAGGCTGAACAAGTCTACCAAAAGTTTTACATTGACGAAATTTCAGAAGAAGAGAAAGAAGAGTTTGAGTATGGTATGGATTTACCAATTACCAGTATGAACCTCATTGACCATTTTAAATTCCCAAATGAAGAAGATATAATGAACTTCTTTTATGTGGACTTCCCAATGAATATTTTTGGACATGCCGGCTCTGTTGAAAACAGCACATTTCACGTGTTAAACGATATCTATTACGACTTAAGAGATGACAATGATTTGATTATTATCTCAGATGAGATTGAGAAGTCAAAACCTGCAACATTATTTTTCTTATCAAAATATGGTATTTTGATTGAGAAGATACTATTCTTTTCAAAGGTCACACAGAAAACAATATGGAAAGAATTTGACATATTGGTAACTGCAAACCCTGACCTTATTAAGTCAAAAAGAAAAAACAAAATCATTGTAAAATATCAAACCACTTACAATGAGGATTTAGAGGCTGATTACACCATCGAAAAGTTGGAAGATTTAGTCGGATTATATGAAGAACTAAAACTAAAGAAAAATGATGATTGAAATATTCGGTGAAAACTATTATTTGGATTTTACAGCTTTGGACGATTTGGTTGAAATAAAAAAAGAGCCAAATTCCGAAAAAGAAGAAGAGGGAGAAGAAGGACAACAATTCTCATTAATCAAATATGACATTCTTAAAATTATGATTGAGGTTGTAATGTCAGAAAGAGAAGAGATAGATAATAACTTAGGTGTAATCAAAACAAATGAGTTGAGCCTTCCCTTTAAGTTGGCATTTAATACTTTATTAAAATATAACATTATAAAAACTGCATACTAATGGAGCAAGACACTATTAACAAATTAGAAAAGTCTATTGGAAATCTTCGTGAGAAAAACTCGAAGCTTTTCTTTTTGGTGCAAGACACCAAAGGCAACGCCAAAGGTGGTATTCGTTACATCTATCAAATGGCAAAAACATTGAAAGATAATGGATTCAACCCTGTAATATTACATGAAACAAAAGACTACGCAGGTGTGGGTAGTTGGATGGGTGAAGAATATATGGAACTCCCTCATCAGTCTATCGACGGTCAAGACCTTCAGGTTTCCCCTGAGGACTTTTTGATTATCCCTGAAATCTACGGTCACGTATTTGAACAGGTTAGTCAGATTCCATCAGGTAAAATCGTTCTATGTCAAGCATACGACCACATGTTGGAAACAATCCAACCTGGTATGAATTGGGCACAATACGGATTCCGTAAGTGTATCACCACTAATCAACTTCAAGCGGATTACATTAAAGGGGTGATGAAGAATACAACTTTTGATATTGTTGAACCACTTATCCCTTCTACGTTTGTTGCAAAAGACAAACCATCAAAACCAATCGTTTCTATTCACACTCGTGACCAAAGAGACACTATGAAGATTATCAAATCATTCTACTTAAAATACCCACAATTCCGTTGGGTTACCTTCCGTGATATGAGAGGTATTAACCAAGAAGAGTTTGCTGAGTATTTGAGAGATGCTTATGTATCTGTTTGGGTGGACGACACTTCAGGTTTCGGAACATTCCCACTTGAATCTATGGCAAGTAGAACACCAGTAATTGGTAAGGTTCCAAATATGAAACCTGATTGGATGGACGAGAAAAATGGTGTATGGACTTATGAATACAATAACATTGTTGATGTATTGGCAGAGTTCACACAAAATTGGTTGGAAGACAACATCTCAGACCAACTATACGACGCAGGGTTAGAAACCGCTGCGAAGTTCATGGACGAAGAAAAATTCCAAGGAACGATTGTTGAAACTTTCAATAGTTACATCAACGTAAGATTGGAAAACTTCGAGGAGCAACTTAATAAACTTAAAGTAGAAGAAGTAGAGTAAAATGGAGAATTTAGACGTATCAGTAATATTACCAGTGGAAAGTTACATGCACAAGAACTTTGAAGAACTTTTCACTGCATCAATTCAATCAATTCAAAATCAAACCGTATCACCAACAGAGTTGGTATTGGTTCACTCTGACGAAGAGAAGTTGGTTTCATATTTAACTAATTTTGATTTCAGTGGATTAACTGTAAATTTGGTTGAAAACAAAGGAAAAACAGATTTCGCAACACAAATGAATTTAGGCGTTGAGAATGCAAAATCAAAGTGGGTATCATTCTTAGAGTTTGATGATGAATACGCATCTATTTGGTTTAAAAACGTAAAAAGATTTGTTGAAGCTTATCCTGAATATGAGGGATTCTTATCTTTGGTTGTGGATGTTGACAACAAAGGAGCTTTTGCGGGTTTCACAAACGAAGCAACATTCGCGGCATCTATGAATACCGAAATCGGTGTATTAACTAACGAGGTCCTACTTAACTATCAGAACTTCCAAAGTAGTGGTATGGTTATCAAAAAAGAAACTTACCAAGACTTAGGTGGATTCAAACCCTCAATGAAACTTACATTCGTTTACGAATTTTTATTGAGGTTAACATACAACTCAGCAAAAATCATGACCATCCCTCGTATTGGTTACAAACACGTAAACTTACGTGAGGGGTCCATATTCTGGAACTACAAAAATGGTGAACAAAGAGTTTCTGATAATGAAGTTAAGTTTTGGTTGGACGCAGCTAAAAAAGAACACTTCTTCGTTGAAGACAGAAACATAAAATATGAACCAAGTGAGGTTTAATGTTTTTATCAGGTATGACAGGAACTTCGGCCAATCCTCCCAAAAAACGTGGGAGGAAGCCGAAGACCACCAACAATTACTTTGCTGAGCGCGAGGAACATGCGGTTAGAATGTTTTTGTCTGCCTCCACTTTTGACGAAAAAAATAAAATCTATAATGACTATTTGAAGGCTCCGTTAGATAAGATGATTGAATCAATCATAAGGAGGTACAAACTTTATAGAAAAGGAATGGACTTCATCGAAATACATCACGACACCCATTCTTTTTTAATTACAAAAGTTGACAAGTTTAAGCCCTCAAAAGGTAAAAAGGCATATTCATATTTTGGTACCATTTGTAAAAACTATTTGATGGGACAAATCATCAAAGACCAAAAAGACCAAAATAGAAAAATATCCTATGAGGACATATCCTCATCTTTAGAATATCGACCTGACTTAATTTATCACTTGGAACACGACGTTGTTGAACCAAGTCAAGTTATTAAATCATTCTTAAAAGAAATGGATGATTATATGGAAACTACTAAATTGAATGATAACGAACAAAAGTTAGGTTTCGCATTGATTCAACTTTTCGAAAACTATGACGAGATATTCATAGGTACCGACAACAATAAATTTAATAAGAATATCATCTTACTTTCACTTAGAGAAATGACCAATATGTCCACTAAAGAAATTAGAAGTTCGATGAAAAAATTCAAAAACCTTTATTACGAACTTCTAAAGAAGATACATAACTTGTAAAAAGGAATGGAAAGATATTTATTGTTACTATGGGAAGACCGAAGAAAAAAGAAATTGTTTTAAGTAAAGACTCCGTTCTCAGTCTAATGCAGGAAATCTACAACGAGCTTGTGGAGCAGAGAGCAACTGCCGTTAGAATTCAAAACAAAATGTTAAGTATGTTAAAGGACCCCGAAGATATGACGGTTATTGGTCCTGTAATCAAAGAACAACAAAAGATTATTAACGACACCATCGAAAAGAAGTTAACTTTATCTAAACTTCAATCCACTATTTGGGAAAAATCACAAAACAACAGTGAAGAGACCTTCAATCTCGCTGAGATGGATGAAGATGTTTTATCTGCACTTATTCAAAAAGATACTGAGAAAGATGACAAAGACGGAGGGTATAAATTAGACTAATATTCTCTAAGAATGGCAATTGACAACAGTGACGATTACAAAAAAATTAAAGACAAAATAAGTGCTTATAAGAAGACTGTTCAGTCAAAAAAAGATGCTGCTCAAAAGAAAAAAGACCAAGCTGGTGATAACTTTGCCAAAGCACAAGAAAAACACTTTAGTAATCTAAACGAATGGGGTGAAACTGCTCAGGGGTATACCGATGAAAAACGTAGGTTAATCAAAGACTCCATAACCTCACAATTGGACCAACTTACTGAAATCTTTATGATATCATCAAAAGAGGGTGAAGGTAAAGAATCTAAATATGAATCCACAAAAAAACTTACAGAGATTTACAATGATACTATCTTAGAAACTAAGAGTAGGATTACGGAACTTTGGATTCAAGAAACCATCAAAGCGGTTGGTTGTTCAGAGGAACAAACTTATCAGAATAATGATGTCTACATTCGTGTTGAGTCTATAGATTTATTTCAAACATTAAAAGACTCACCAAATGAGTCTCCAAGTAATTTAAGATATGAAAAGTTAAACACCGCAAACGGGACAATACCGTTCTCAATGAACCGAGAATTGTATGAAAGAACCCAAAATGCTGGTGTTGCATTAGCCAACTATATTGGTGCATCAAGTAATGCGATTATGGACATTGCATATGTTACTCAAGATAATTTTGGTAATAATGGTAATTTCTACAAAGTCACATTAAAGAATAGACCTGACCAAATTAATAGAGTTACCGAGTTTCTATACGACTATTACATGAGTATAGACCTTTTGAATATTGATGAGTTAATTAGCAATATTATCGAATATTTGATGGGTGCAATTTCATTTAATCTGAATGTGGGTCAAACCCAATTGGGTGAGATGAAAAAACTTCAGGTTATTCTTCAAAGAATCTTAGGTCTTTGTTTTGATAATCAAAAGGAGATTGATGTTTCAGGAATTGCTAAACTATCCGTCAACGAACAATTGGACGACAGTTTCTTTCAAATGAGCTCAATAGATTTACGTAACATTGAAAATGATGTTGAAAATATCATTAAAGGTGTTGTAGAGTTTACAGATTGTGATAATGTAAAATTACCAATGAAGGACCAAGAAACCATTGCATTCCTTCAAGATATTAGAGACAACTTTAACACAGATGGTGAGAAGTTGGAGCAACTGTCTAAGTTTGGTACTGAGATTGGTGATAATGAGGATTGGCAGTTTACCCTTCCAAACATTAACTTCCAACTCGCTATTCAACAGGATATGTTAAAAGTTATCCCTCAAGCAATTATGGCAACTTTACTTTCCCCTAAAAATCTATTGGGGATGTTTGTAATATTCAAAGCACTGGGGAATGTATTTGTCGACCAAATTCAAGACATTAGTGAGTTCATTAATAAAATGAAATCGTTCTTAGTTGAGGTGATGAGTAAGGTGGGTGCCATCTTCGTGGAAGAATTATTTAACGCAATTAAGAACAATATTGACAGTATTGTATTGGCGTTATTGAATGATATCAGAAAAGAAAGTCAGGAATCAACTGTTAGGATTATTTCATCCATTCTATCAACCGCAATCATACTCACAGGTTTGATACAGGATTGGAGGAGGTGTAAATCTGTAATAGATGAGTTATTGGCATTATTACAATTAGCCGTCGGTAGATTAAATCTTAATTTACCATTGTTCGCTTTAGCACTTGCAGGTTCATTACCTGGTGTTTCTGAGACGAGGATGTTTGCAAACGTTATTGAAGAAATGGAAAAATCAGGTTTACCAACCGATGATTTACCTGATGGGTCACCAAACTTAATGCTGCAATCTATTCTATCTCAAATTAAAGGTGGGAAGAAAGAACAAGACGAAAATGGTGTTACTGAGGTTTATATTCCACCGTTGACTATGACACCGGCAGGCGTAACATTACCTTCTAGAGGTGTAGGAAAATCAAGATAATGGAACAGAGTAAATTACAAGAAATAATCAAGAATTATAAAAATCGTTCAAACGGAGATTTGAAACTTGCGATGGAAGAACTCAATAAAGACTTCGAACAAACAAAAGAGATGTTGATGAAATTGACTTACCATTTGGACGCAACAGAAAAGATATATAACGATATCTTAAACGAATACAAAGTCAGAGGTAATAAGTAATGGAAACAAAAGGGGATTACAGAAGAATTATTTATGGTGGTAAGGTAGTAGACAATGACGACCCGTTTATGATGGGACGCATTCGTGTATTCCCTGAAAACCAAAATATCAGTGACCGTTTAGCCTCAATCCCTAACTGGAATGAAAAGACTGACAAATGGGGAGTAAAAGACCCTTTTGTGTTTTTACCACTATTACCATACTTTGTTTATCAGGTCCCAAAAGTAGATGAGTATGTCCATGTGATGTATTCAAATCCTAACAACAAAACACAAAAAAACCAATTCTACGTTCAGGGACCATTCTCGTCACCAACGAGAATATCTGAAGAAAATCACAACTCTTCAAAGACATTCTTAGAGGCGGGTATTAGAAATGTTAGATACCCAAAACTAAAAGACGGTAATGGGGAGTTAAAGCCAACAGCAGTGGGTATCTATCCACAACCTGAAGACGTTGCAATCTTAGGGAGAAACAATAGTGACCTTATCCTTAAAGACGGTGAGGTTTTATTACGTGCAGGAAAACACAGACCATTTCAAAATACTGAGATTCCGACATTGGATAATGACAGGGCATTTATACAACTCTCAAAATATGAGACAACAGAACAATATGCACCATTACAAAAAAGGTTTGTATTACAATCTCAGGATACCAATATCCGAAAACTGATAGAATATCATATTGACAATCCGAGCAACTCCATGAGTGCATTTACAGGTCAAATTATTCTATACAATGTTATCGCCGATGATACATCAGGGTCAACAATGGCAAATGCTGTTGGAGTTTTATCTGATATCACTAACTTTATTCAACCTCAATATATTAAAAGATTTGGTCCAATACCATTAGAGGAAGTGGCGTCAACCATCAATAAGTTTATGGAACAGATAGTTGAAGGTCGTTTAGACGATGGAACATTAATTAACAATCAATTCCCGTTCTATTACAGACCAAACGCTAGTGATGTTAACAAAGTGAGGTCAGTGGATGCGAGTTCAAATCCTGCAATATTCTCAAATCTGAGCACCTTGTTTCAATTGGTTAGCCCATCAAAATACATCACCACATTATTGGGTAATGGTTTGATTTACGATAAGAAGTTAAAAACCTCTGTTCCAAAAAAGACGAAGAAGGAATATGTCAGACCAAAAAGAATATTAAATCAGGAGAATACCGCGGCATTTATGGGTGCTAAACAGGTTTATCTTTTATCTCAGGATACTGTGAATCCGGCTAAGTCGGCTATAGATTTTAACGATACTCTATATGGTATCACTCAAACAAAGATGGTGGATGAGATTCAACCAAAGACATCGTCAATGGTTAGAGGTGAAGAACTTTTGGACCTGATAAGTTTGATTGTTCAATTCTTATCAACTCACGTCCACCCTTATCCAGGTTTACCACCAGCACCTGTATCTACAGACGGAACTCAACTAAATGATTTACTAAAAGAACTTATTGACGCAACTAATAAGGTCTTAAACAAAAATATTCGTCTTAACTAAGTATTTATAGTAAAAAGTTGCAATGTCTGTTCATAAGTCATATTTTAGTAAAAACGATACGTTAATTTTTAACTCTTATACCAACACAGGTAGAAACCCTGTTGTTGAATTATTCTTTGGTAGAGTAGATAACGTCATATCCCCCATGGGTTATAGTCGTTTTATCTTTGATTTGGACTTATCTCAGTTGAATGCAAAGATTGCCGACGGGACCATTTCAACAGGTTGTACCTTTGATATGACCCACACTCTTAAGATGACTAACACCTCTTCATTTGATGAGGAGTTATTGAACACCACGTGGTCAAACGGAAGAAGAAGAGCAACATCATTTGATTTGGTATTATTTAGAATCCCTAAAGTATCAGGTTCAACAGGTAACCCTCAGTTATGGGACGAAGGTGTTGGGTATGATTACTACAACTCTTCAACAGCCCTTAATAGTTCAAACGCGATGTCAGTTTCTCAGGAACTGGCAACCGATAAATCTTTTTCTGACCGACCTGTAAACTGGTATCAAAGAACGACAGTTAAAAATTGGTCACTACCAGGTATCTACGACAACACCAACTCAAACCAAATTACCGGATTAAATTATTCAGGATTAACTATTGTTGATACTCAACATTTTGAGTTTGGTAATGAAGATATTGAATTTGATATGACTGATGAGATTAACTCTCTTATCACAGGTGGAACTGCAAACCACTCAGGTTGGGGAATTGCATTTGTACCTGATGTTGAAAACATTACTGGGATGACTGAGAATTATGCAGTGGGTTTCTTCTCACGCCACACTCAAACGTTCTACGAGCCATATCTTGAAACCAACTATAATGATTTAGTTGAGGATGATAGATATACATTTTACGAAAATAAAACAAACAAATTATTCTTATACACTTATGTTGCCGGTAATCCAATATCATTGGATGAAGACCCAACAGTTAAGATTTATGATGCTGATGATGTGTTGATTGGTGAATATACCGCATGTTCAAGAACATTAGGTATGTATGAGATTTCCGTACCGGCAATTACTTCAGACACGGTCCCATGTATGTATTACGACAGATGGGATAACTTAAAGTATAACGGTGAGGACTTACCTGTTGTGGAGAATGAGTTTGTTTTACAGAAAGGTGAAAACTATTTCACTATTGGAACAGAAACACAAGAACCTAAGATGTATGGTTTCGATTTTAACGGAATCAAACAGGGTGAGAAGATTTTATCTTCTGATATTAGAAAAGTAAACGTAACCATCAAAAAGGCATATACTGCAAAAGAGATGATTACTAATGTAGATGCTTACTACAGAGTTTACGTTAAGGAAGGGTCAACTGAAGTTCAGGTTCAGGATTGGACAAAAATCAACAGAGCAGCTGATGGTTACTTCTTTATGTTTGATATGAGAGATAAGATACCAAACGAATATTATATCGATATGAAGGTGGTTTCTGACCGTGAAGTCAATACTTATAAAAGAGAGGTTCAATTCCAAATAGTTAACAGAAAATGAAAAAGGTAATCACCATCACTGAAGACATGTTAGAACAAATCGTCAGAAGAGTTATTGACGAGAAGAAAAAATCTAAAAAGAAGAAAAAAGACACAACGCTGTGTAAAAGAGGTATTACGGCTGCAAAGGCTAAATATGAAGTTTACCCATCTGCTTATGCTAACGGATATGCGGTTCAGGTATGTAAAGGAAAGATGCCCGATGTAAATGGAAACAAAAAATGTTCGGGAAAATATTGTCCGGGTAAAAAATAATATTATATTTGCAACTTAAATAACTCTTCGAATATGTCACAAACAACTTATCAATTAATTAAAGATGAAAAGATTGTTATGGAAACACAATCTATCTCTGCGGAACACGCATTAGAATACTTCGCTTTATTCAAACCAAAAGTTTTCACAAGCCAAAAATATCGTGTGGGAATTAAACCTCCAATGACCACTCCTGTGGTAAATAACTTACACTAGGTGTCTTAATACCCATTTATAGGTATTTTCTCCTCCCAAAGAATAGAAGTCCGATTTTTTTAAGTCGGACTTTTTTATTGATTCCGACAAAATCTTTTGACCATCTAAAATGTGTTTGATTTCTTTTAATAAATCTTTAGATACGTATTCATTCTCAACTAACGAAAGTGCAATACGGTTTACCTTACCCTCTCTTTTTGAGTAATAAACACCTTTCTTTGCGTTTTCTTTGATTGTTTTTGGAACCCTCACATAGTTTGAAGATTCATCAATAATGATTTTAAGGTCACCAGTACCTTTAATTACTCTGTGATATGTCATCTTAGGGATGAAATAAGTTTGTCCCTCTTGCAAGACCTGAGGTAGTTCATTATCTATCTGTAACATCCAATCATTACCCGATTCAACATAAACCTTTCTATCTTCTCTATCACGGTGCCAAATAAGTTCATCCGTCTCCACATTTTCAGTGAATACTCTTTTGAATTTATACTTACCGATATTTTCCTGTTCGTATACCATTACCAAAATCTTCCAGGTACATTCTTACCAAAATCTTTATGTGCTCTACACGCCCAATAACCAGCCTTAGTTTTGTCTTTTTTCTTATCACATTGGTGTCTCGCAGCAAAACTCTTTCTCGCTTCTGGGTCATTCCATTTTGCAGTCATAACAGGGGAACCGTAACTTACCTTTTTAACTTTACCCGTCTTAGGATTACGGACATAAACATACCATTTCTTAGGACCACCTGATTTAGGTTTGTTTAATTCAACATCCTTACCTTTATATTCGGCTTCGTTAACAATTGGGAAATCTAACGGTAATCTCTCACCTTCATAAATGAAGAATTTACCCAAATCACTATTCAATAATTCGTTATCCTCTTCATTAACATAAAAACCTTTATCTCTAAGTTTTCTCGCTTCGTTGATAACCTCAAAATACTTATCACTTCCTCTACGGAACAATCCTTCAGAAATAGATATCTTATTATCTATATGATATTGCATCTCCTCAGAAATCGTTGTCTTAGTTTCAATAAACTCACTAAGAATGTTTTGAATTAACTTTGTATCCACAGATTCTTTTTTAGATTTCTTTTTATGGTTTTTGATTTTAATACGTGTCGGTTTTTGTCCTTTACCCGATTGAGGGTCTTTCTTTTCCTTTTCTCTTTTTCTACGACAAGCAGAGTCTTTTTCAGATTGGCTCATTTTACCTGCCACACCAGCGGCACGACAAACAGGGTAAGCCCCCTTGTCAGCATCCTTACGTCCACACGGTGGATGACCACCACCCTTTTTCTTCTTACAGATATTAACCCACGGTCCTTTTGGTTGAGAAGAACCTTTTTTCTTCTTTTTTTTACCAAACCAAACGGCTAAATCTTCACTTAATAGATATTTTGACATATTATTGACTTGAATGTTTGTTTTACTATTCATATAATAAATATTCGAGAATAACATTAAATAAAAACTAAATTTAGAATTATGGCTAGACCAAAGAAAACTGCAGAAGGTACAACTGCAACCAAAAAAACGACAACTCGTAAGAAAGCCGAAGAAACAAAAGTTGAGGCACCTGTTGAAGAACAAGTAAACCAAGTTTTGGATGAAACAACTCAAGAAAAAGTAACTGAGACTGAAACTCCAAAACCAATCGGTAACTTGTTCGGTAGCATCAATTACAACCAAACATCTGATTTGGATAACTTCATCACAAATATGACTCCTGACCAAGGTCTTTACATCTTAGTTCAGGCGGCAAGAGCAGCTCACTCAAGAAACGCTTACACAATGGAGGAAAGTGAAACACTTTCAAAAGCAATCAGAACAATTACAAAACCTGCGGATACTCCGACAGACGAAACTCCAACAGAACAACCTGTTGAAGAAGTAACAGAATAATTTATTGTTATTCGATAAATTGGGGGTGTAAAAACCCCCTTTTTTATGCAAACTATATTATTATGACAAAAAATGAAATGAGTTCAATAATTGTCAAAAATGAATTGACCATTATGAAGGCAATTAATGAAGGTCATCGTCCACATACAGGTGATGAGTTTCAACCTTTACGTATTGAAATAGAATTATTAAGATGTATGTATTTTGGTGAAGAATCACCATTTTGTAGACGAAAATATAGGAAATAAAAAAAGGGGACCAATGGTCCCCTTTCTATTATCATATTAAGATATATTATCTTAATTGGTTTAAGTTGAATGTTCTAACACCGTCAACTTTAATTACACCGTAGAAACGGTTGTTAACCATTTTCTTAGCGTATCTAGTCATGATACCCTTGATTGGTGTAAAGTTGAATGGGTTATACATAGTTGGAGTCAACTGTAGTGGTACATATGGTGCGTAAACGTAACCTGTATCCAACAAAGAAGAACCTTTGTGTCCTAACAATACTTGGTTAGGTGGGAAGTAAGGGTCACGATATACTTGATATCTACCTGATAATGTACCTACTCTCTCAATACCCATGTTGTATTGGTCTTGGTCAGGTGCCGCGTTAGATACGTGGAAGTATTCTAAATCGTCAAAGATTGCTGAAATTTCAGAAGAAACAACAATCCAGTTAGCACCACCTCTAAGAGTTGACTTGTGGATTTGAGCTGAGATTTGGTTAATCGCAGTAATCAACGTTTGGTTCCAATCTTTTTGGTTGTAGTTAATAGAACCGTTAGAAATTCTCTTCCATCCGTTGTAGTCCCATCTAAGTGACCACGCTGCACCTTTTCTCAAGTCTCTTAAGATTTCACGGTCGATTTCTGCCGCAACTTGCTCAGACAATAAAGCTGTCAATTCAGCTTCAGCGTCGATGTTGTGGAATGCAGAAACGTCTTGTGCCAATTCTGGAGACCATTGTGCTCTTAATTTTCTTTCAGTTACAGATACTGTTACAGACTGTAGGTCGAAAGAAACCTCACCAATTGCATCTTCAAATTCCAAAGTTTTGTAAACTCTGTAAGTTGCTTGGAATGCAGGTGTCGCAGTGAATGTATGACCTGAGTATCCGTCTAATGAGTTAGAACCGATACCTGCAACTTCTGAAGTGTCAACTGCCAAGTAAATAATTCCGGTAACATCACAGATGTTATCGTAAGAACCACCTGGACCTGCTGGACTTGAGTAGAAGTTAGTTTGAGTTTCAGAACCATACTGAACCATACCTTTACCGTATTTCTGAGTTACTACGTTAAAGTTCCAGTATGCTGCCGGTGAACTACCTGAAGTTTTAACTTCCAAAGAAGCTAAGAAGTCTTCAGTATCCATTTCTTGACCATCAGGACCAATCAATTTACCCGCACCTGCAGAAGAGAAACCTGATAATGCAACAAGAACTTGTCTTTGCTCACCAGTGTAGTAACCAGCCGTAGCAGTAACTAATTCAGAACCGTCCCATCTAACGTTTCCAAGGTCACGAGTTAGTGCTGAATACTGACCTTTAGAGTAATCGAACAAACCTTCTGGGTTTGAAGCTGGTACTTCACCTTCGTAGAATTGGTCATACAAGTTCTTTTCGTAACCGTCAGCACCATAACCTTGGTTAATGTCTGTCGATGCACCTGGTGCTCCGAATGGTTTTTCGTGTGAACCTGGACCATTTTGACCCTTCTGAATCATTGGTACGAAGTAGAACAATTTACCGATTGGTAAGTTCATAGCTTGAACAGATACGATATCGTTCGCTAATAATTTTGAGAATACTCTTCTCACGATTGGGAAAACTACAGTTTCGAATGAACCTGAACCGTCCGCTGATGATGCTTCGTTGATTAGGTGAGAAGCTTGGTTCTCATACAACTGTGCAACGTTTTCTTTCAAGTGACCTTTAAGTCCATCTAAGAAACCTAATTTGTCCCATTTGTTAATAGTGTCTTCTTTGATAACTTTCAAGTGCTTAAGACCGATGTTACCTACAAGACCGCTTTCTAATAATGCTCCCATTTTAATATTTTTTTAAGGATTTTATTTATTTAATTACTTTAGACATTAAATCCTTCATTCTCAGGAATTGTGGATTCTCATATGTCTTAGACTCGATAAGGTTTGTAGATGAACCTTTAGATGGAGTCTTAGAAACCTTATCTGAAACTGATTCAGTTAGTTTCTTAGCTTCCATACCATCGTATTCTTCTTTCAAAGTCTTATACAAAGCCTTAGATTCTTTCAAAGTTTCAACTGAGTCGAATCTTCTAAGAATGTTGATTTTTTCTTGTTTGGTCGTGGTGTTTTCCGTGAACAAACGAGTTGCGTAAGCCAAGTTTGAGTTAAACACAGCAACTTCATTCAACTTATCTTTAAAGATGTTAAGTGCCTTACGGTACTCTTCATTCTTTTCTCTAAGTTGTTGAACTTCTTTTTCCAAAGATTCGTTGTAATGTGCTCTGTTTGGAATAGAGTGTGGTTTCGGAAGACCTTTAGATTTGTCTGATGAAGCTTTCTGACCAGCAGCGTGACTTCTTACCATACCTTCTTTAGATTCTTCTTTATCCATAGTTCCAACTGCTGAGTATTTACGGTCGCCGTGTCTTTTCTCGTCAGCTGCAGCTACATCTCTTCTTCCTTTCATTGACATATCTTTAGATGATTCCTTACCGTCCTCATCACCAAGATGTTCGTCCTCTTTGTCATTGTAACCTTGACCTTCTTCTACTTCCTCATCCATTTCTGAGTATTCACCTTCTTCCATGTCCTCTTCGTCCATTTCAATTTCGTAAACAATCTCGTCCATATCCATTTCCAAGTCTTCACCTTCTTTCATATCTTCAGCATCTTCACCAGCGTCTTTCGCCAATTTTGCAATTTGGTCTAAGTCGTCACGAACAGCATCGATATCATGGTCTTTCTCTTCTTCAGATTCCATTTGGATTTGGTATTCAACGTCAGCCTCATCATCTTTAAGTGTAATTTCATCACCGTCTTGTTTAACAATGATTCCGTCCTCTTCACCCATAGCCTTGAAAACCTTTAAGATTTCCTCGTCAGATGCATCAGTTAAATCCAAAGGAAGTAAAACTTCTTCTTCATCATCGACTTCCATGTCATCACCAGGTAAGTCCATCATTAACATGTCAGCCATGTCAACTTCTTCACCTTCGTCTTCCATTTCGTCTTCTGATTCTTCATCAGAGTCCATGTCCATATCCATGTCCATATCCTCTTCTTCGTCGTCAATGTCAAGTCCCATTTCTTGTTCGTCCATTTTGTATGAACCTTCTTCTACTTCTGAACCTTCTTCCATTGCCACGTCTTCAATCTCAACATCCTCCTCAGACAGAGATTCCTTTACTAATTCGCTGATTTCTTCCTTCATAGTAGAAGCAAGTATTCCTTTTGCGTTTTGAGTAACGGCTTCTTCCAAATTTTTCATTTGTAATAGTGCCTCTTCAACTAATGATTTTTTGTTTTCGCTCATTATAATTTTTTGCGCAAGAGTTTATTTTCTCTATAAATATTGCGAAAACATAAAAAATTTATTTTATTATATATAAGAGCATAAAAAAATCGGGTTTTAGCCCGATTTTTACAGTTAATAAGATTAAGATTTTTTACTCAAACACCTCATCGATTTTACTTTCAACACACGCAGTGATTCTCCAATCGTGTGGAAAGCCCTCGAAATTTTTGGTTACTTTGGCTTCAACATCAGTAACGTTGATACCCTTAACGAGTTTCTCTTCTCTGACTTTTTTGATTTTACCTGAATTTTCATCAGGGAGGTCATAACTGATTTTCGCAACGAAATACTTTTCTTCCATAATTGACACTTATTTAGTTTTTAATACCCTAAATAATCGGACAATCTTTTCATTAAGTCAATAGATGCACCCATACCACCATCTAAACGTGGTTCATTTTGTGGTCTTTTTTCCTCTTCCAAGTTTTCGTCATACTTCATTTTGTCGTCTTTGTTCAAGAAAAGATACGCACCTGGTGTAGATGGTGATGATACCAAGTCAAAACAAATAAGTTCAAAATCTTCTTGAACTTCGTTTCTTTCACCCTTTTTAGCTAAAGAACCCACACCACGAGAAGATACCCCCATAGTCACACCTTGTCTCATAAGGTTTGCCGCTTGGTCACCTGGACATGAAACAACACCTTCCTTATGGAAACCTGGTGAGGTTAGAAGTTTAATCTTACCCATCAATGTATTACCTTCCCACCACATATCTGTGATAAGGTGAGACACACGGTCCAAATCAATCAATGATGATTCAGGGTGATTAAGTTCAGATATGGACAATCCTTTTTTGATTGCTCCTTGATATCTGTCGGCTTCTCTACGTAAAATCTTTTCAGGATATACACGACCGTTTCTGTTTGGGGTGTCGTATTTTTGTAGGACGGCATAGAACTCAAACGGCTTTGAATGGTCCAACTGTCCATAAGACTCTTTAATCACTTCAGCATTCCTTCTTTCTTTTGGGTCGATAAATCCTGCGTCCCATTCTATTAAAATGCCCTTACCTGTATCTTGTGGTCCTAAAACTCTCATAGTAATAATTCTTTATTATAAATACTCTTAAATGGAGATTATTCTATAATGATATCCCACTCAGTAATATTAACTCCGAGATACTTTGTATATTTTTTATTCATAATATTTGCAACATGAATAGATATATCTGTACCTAACGGTAAATCATCACCTGTATAAATGTCTTTTATTGCCCATATGTTTGCAAATTCTGTCACGTCTTTCTCACCATAGTATTCGTATAAAACCTTGTCTATGGATACCAAAACACTTAACCCATCTTCAATATCTCCTTCCAACATTACTTTGTTAAAAGTCACAGTGGTAAATTCCTTTTCAAATATAAATTGGGCGGGGTCAATACGATTATTAAGGTCATCAATGACGGTATTAGCCTCATTGATAACCTTTTTTAATCTTTTTAATTGTGATTCTGTAATTGTGATTTTCACCGATTAAGTTTTAATATAAATATTAAACTTTCACCGATTTTGTTTTGTAGAAGGTAAAATACTCTGAATTCATCAGTTCGTCATTATAAACTGACTTACAAATATCTTTAATTTTTTGTCTTAATATTGGTGATTTAAAATCTACAGGATTTTTAATGAATAGTGTAATTTCTAAATTCATAAAACTTCTCTTTCCCAACTGAATTCCACTACTTCGTAAATCTAAGTCTACAATATTTTTTTGTTCGAACGTTAATGGGTCTACTGACTCCAATAAATTGTGTTTTATTTCTCTACACATATTCCCCGTTACACGGTCCCAGTTTGTGGCTTCTTTTTTTGGTTGGACCCACGATTGAATGGAGATATAAAGTGATTTAAATTCTTGGGAATCTACTGTCCCGTAATTACATTTTGCGTTTTTAAAAATGTCTAATTTTGAAGTCTTCCCTTTTTTCATACATTGTTTTCATATACTTCGTTTATTTACTGTTAATAATAGCAAATAACTCCTTGTGTGTCAAATTTGATTTTTTAGAGATATTTATTTATATTGAAGTAATATATGTTAATAGTAAAAGTAAACAAAGGTGAAAATATCGACCGAGCCCTAAAGAGGTATCGTTATAAGGTCATTCAAACAAAACAGTTGGTGGACTTAAAGGAAGGTCGTGAATATGAAAAGCCGTCACAGAAAAAAAGAAAGAAGATGGCAAAAGCCAAATATGTAGAAAAAAGAAAGGGTTTAGAAGACTAAACCCTTTTTTAATTTTATAATCCCTCGTTAAGTTGTTTTAACTTATATAAGTTTACTAAGTCGTTTGGACTCTCTTTAATCTTTTGAATGGTTTGTTGAACTTTATCACTAAGTTCCATATCCTCAGAGTTTGTAGTATTTTTTAACTTTTCAATTACTGATTCTCTTAAAGAAGTCATTTCACTTTCAATATCTTTTTTACTTAAAGAAAGTAATGACTGTAACTCCATTTTTTCTGATTCCGAAATACTACCGTATTCTTTGTTAAATGTATTGGTTGCAATCTTCAACATTGACGATAATGGAATGTTTGTAGATTCAGAAATTTGTTTCTCAATTTTTGGAGAAGTGATTAATTTTTTAATCTCTTTTTTTGACTCCAAAACGGTCTCCAAATTTTTCATTCCTTTGTTATATAATACCTTATCAATATTTGAATATTCGTCTGTAGATTCGCCTAATAACGTATCTACCCAATCAGATAACTCTTGGATATCTTTTTGATTTTTCTTAATAATGATTTGTAACTCGTTGAATGACTCCATGATGTAATCAGGAGCGATGTCCATATCCATACCTTTTGGTGTTGACAATTGGTCGTAAATGTAGAACGCTTCGGCCAAAGATTTTTTATTCAAAACCTTTTCTTTGAAGTTTTTCATCATTGGTTTGAACGTATCCTTACCGTATGCTTTAGTAAGACTATTTTCAATTTTTGACTTTAAAATACCAATCTTATTCATTTTTCTTTTTTTTAATAAATATTACGAATCTAGTAAGTCATTCAGTTTTTTCTCAATCTCACCTAAAGACTGACGACCTTTTGACAAATCTATTGTCGTGTCGTTACCAAATAATGAACTATCTTCTAAGATTAAATCTAAGTCTTTGTTCTTAACCAACGATTCAGGAGTAATCTCTCCACCGGCACCTGCACCGACCTCAGTTTCACCTGCCGTCTCAGCACCTAAGTCACCTCCAAGGTCACCACCTAAGTCTGCACCACCACCAAAGTCAGAACCTCCACCGAAGTCACTTCCAAAGTCAGAGCCACCTCCAAAGTCGTCTCCACCTTCTTCACTTCCTGCTTCACCTTCTGCAGCCTTACCTTTCTCACCGTATAGTTTGTCAATATTGTCAAACAGACCTGTGTGAATGATAACCTCAGCAGTTTTCTCAAGTTCAGCACCAACAGCTTTCTCAATACGTTGTTGTTGGATATCCAATTTAATCTCTTCATCAGAGAATCCAAGAATGTGTTTCTTAGCCCATGATGACGATACTGGTTGAATACCATTACCTGGGTCAGATACCGCATCTCTATACAACTGAATTTTCTGTTGCCATTGTTCTACCTTAAGAAGGTCAGCTTGAGTTGATGGGTTAGTCAATCCTAATGTAAAGTTATTCAATTCGTCCTCAAAACCTAAGATATATAAGTGGATGATTGCAATCTTATTCAATTCCTGAATCATCGACCTTTGAATTCTGTTGATAGTTCTTGCAAAACGAATATCCTGTAATGCCAAGTTCTTACCTTCACCAGTAACCTCCTCAAAACCTAAGAATGCCTTAGGAACACGAAGTGCTGTCAATAGTTTCTTTTGGATGTATTCAATATCCGCAATCTCTGACAGGTTCTGTGCACCTGGTAAAGTATCAATAGGGTTCGGAGCGTTAGGGTCACGAACAGGAATAAAGTAATCTTGGTCAACGGCCATTTGGTTCATACGTAGGTCGACATTACCCGTTGCTGGGTCTGCGACCTGGTCACGTTTGAACTTATTGGCGACTCGCTGTACATACGGTTCAACATCTTTGTCGTCCATGTTACCGACGAATACTTTAAACACCCTTCTCTCAGGTGCTCTCGATGTTCTATAGATTAACATCGCATCTTCAGAAAGAATAAGTTGTTTCCAAATTCTTCTGGCTTTCTCCAACATAGACGTTCCGTAAGGAAGTTTTCTGTCATCACCCAATAATCTAAAGTGAGCAATCTCCCAAGTATTGAACTCCATGTCTTTGTTTTTCCACGTGAACTTCATCGCCTCAGTTTGTTCACCATCGTGAGATAAACTGTATTGATTGTGAGAACCACTCTTCATACCTCTCTCCAATCTTTCGATTTCAATGTTCGGCATTTGAACACCACCCATTACACCCTTATCAGGGTCTAACTTCAGGTATACGAAGTTATCACCATACTTACAGGTGTTTCTTGTCCACATCGGTAAGTTGGTGTCAATATCCAATCTGTTGTTGAATAGGTCAGCCAATACCGACTTAATACGATTACTCTCAGAATAAATTTGTAGGATGTAACCATCTTCGTTTGCCGTTGTAGATTCCTCAGAATAGATATCCAACGCCGCAGATATCTCAGGAGTATATTCCATACTCTCATAATCATAGAACGCAGCCAAACGTGTTGG